GAAGGTGTGTTAAATCGAGCAGGTCGCACAATAAGAGCAGCACAAGAATTAGAAAAAGCAGCTGAGGTGTATGCTAAAGAACCAGTTCCAACAATGGTGCTTAAATCAAATGGCACAAACTTAACACCAGAGCGAATTACAAGATTACTTGAGAGTTGGAAAGCAAGTCGTGCAACTAGATCAACTGCATTCTTAAATGCTGATGTCGAATTGCAAGCATTAGGTTTTGATCCTGCCAAACTTCAACTTAATGAAGCTCGTCAATACTTAGCACTTGAATGCAGTCGCGCAGTTGGTATTCCTGCAAGTTTTATATCTGCCGAAACTACATCAATGACTTATTCAAACATGACAGCTGAAAGAAAAGCGTTGATTGACTTTTCATTGCGACCAATTTTAACTGCAATCGAACAAAGACTTTCTATGGCTGATTTTGTGCCAAATGGTGTTGAGGTCAGATTTGACATTGACGATTTCTTGCGTGGATCTGCATTAGAGCGTGCGCAAGTTTATGAAATCCTAAATCGCGTTGGCGCAATGAGCGTTGAGCAAATACAAGAGGAGGAGGACTTGATCCGATGAGTAAAACATTAAAGATCAATTTCCCAATAACACTAACCGCAGCTGATAGTCGCAAGCGCACAATGTCTGGCACAATTGTGTCATTTGACGAAAAAGGCTTGACAAGTGCAGGTGCAACAGTATTTGAGAAAGGCAGCATTGATTTTTCTAAGCCTGTCAAATTATTGCTTGAGCATGACCGCACAAGACCAATCGGAAAAATGATTGATATAACAGAGGATGCTAAAGGCATTTACGCAACATTTAAGATTGCAGGCACAATTGCCGGTGATGACAGTTTATTAGAGGCAGCCGAAGGATTACGCGATGGATTTAGCGTTGGCGTAGTGGTAGATGATTTTGATGCTAACAAAGGTGTAATGACAGTAAAAGCATCAAGGTTGATGGAAGTCAGCCTTGTAACTGATCCAGCAATTGACAGCGCAAGAGTTACAGAGATTGCAGCTAGTGAAACACCAGAGAATTCCGAAGCAACCGCTGAGGAGCAAACAAAAACACAGGAGGACATTGTGTCAGATACACAAACAGCTCCTATCGCGACCGAAGCGGTAGAAGCTACAAAATCTGAGCCTGTGGCAATACAAGCAACTCAACCAGTTGCTTACACAAAGCCACGCTCACCAATTAAAACACAAGCTCATTTCTTAGAGCACTCAGTCAAAGCATCACTTGGAAATCGTGATAGCGCAGAGTGGGTAGCACATGCAAAGGCTGAGGATGCAAAAATGCTTACAGCAGCCGATGACAGCTTCACAACAAACCCAGCATTCAAGCCAACTCAGTTTGTAACAACAGTTGTTGATACACAAATTGGTGCTCGCGGTGCTATTGATGCAATTGGAACTCGACCATTGCCACGCGCTGGAATGACAGTTTCATTTCCAAAAATTACAACTTCTGGATCTGTTGCAGAAACAGCCGAAGGTGCAGGACCATCAGAAACAGGAATTGTTTCCAGTTATGTTGATGCAACTGTAAAAGCCTACAAGGGTTTGCAACGCTACAGCGTTGAAATTCTTGATCGCGCTGATCCAAGTTTCTATCAGGCGATGTTGGAAAACATGCGCCGAGTTTATGCTCAGGCAACTGAGGCTGCTGTAATTGCAGAATTAACATCAGGCGGAACAGCAGGAACAGCAACATCAGCCGATCTTGATGGAATTGTTGCATTCGTAAAGACAGAAACACCTGCTGCATATCTTGCAACTGGTGAGTTAGCAACACGCTACATTGCTGGAACTTCACAATGGGGATTACTAATTGGCGCACAGGACAGTTCAAAGCGACCAGTATTCTCAGCTGTAAATCCACAGAATGCTGCTGGCGCAGTTTCACCATTATCACTACGCGGAAATGTAATGGGTCTTGACCTTTATGTTTCAAACAAGGCTGTTTCAACTTCAATTGATGAGAGCGCATTTATTGTTGTGCCATCAGCTGTTGCAATCATGGAAAGCCCAGTTCTACAACTTTCTACCAACATCATTACAACTGGCGAAATTGAGACAATGCTTTACGGCTACATGGCTGTTAAGACACTTGTTGCCGGTGGAGTTAGACGCTTTAACCTAACCTAATAATGGTCATGCCTGTGGTTGCTCCCGATCACAGGCAGTTGCTCTAGGGAGACTTAAAGGAGATGACATGCCAACCATAATTACAGCTGCACAGTTGCGAAGTGTGCTTGGTGTGTCATCTGCCTTGTATGACGATACTTACCTAAATCAAATTATTGACACAGCAGAAACAGTTATTTTGCCAATGCTAGTTACATTCAAAGCACCCATCGAGAAGGTATCGCTGACAGATAATGTCGCTACTTTCACTACACTAGGAATACATGAATTTACCGAAGGACAATCAGTTGTCATCACAGGATGCGGAAGACCCTACAACGGAACACGAACAGTTTTGGCAGGAGATCTGGAGCAATACACCTTTACGGCTGCAATCACTAATGCCAATATACTCGAAGCTAATGTCATCCCATCCGGAGTTGCTACCTTATCTGGTGCATCAACTTATGTTGGAAACGCAGCTGTTCAATCAGCCACTTACACAGTTTCAGTCGAAGTCTTTCAAGCAAGACTTGCCGGCGGAGGACAAATCGAAGGAGTAGATTTTACAGCTACACCTTTCCGCATGGGCAGATCACTCTTTAACAAATGCGTTGGCTTACTTGGTTCATACATTGATCCCGAAGGTATGTGTCAATAAATGCCTAATGAAACAATCCTTGAACAAATCCGCACACCATTAGCAAGCGCGTTATCTAGCGTTGCAGGAAATGTTTATGCTTTTGTGCCTGAAACAGTTATTCCTCCAGCAGTAGTTGTCGTGCCTGATAGTCCATACCTAGAATTTGAAACAATAAACAAAAGCAATATCAGAGCAAAAGTTAATTTTACAATATCAGTTGCAGTTGCTTACAACAGCAATCCTGCATCACTTGATAACATTGAGCAGTTAGTCATTAGCGTTCTGGCAGTAATTCCAGGTGGATATATTGTCAGCTCGGTCGAAAGACCAACAGTTACCACAGTCGGAGCATCGACTTTGCTTATCGCAGATGTTCGAGTATCTACCTACTACACACGCACAGTCTAAGGAGAAATAATCATGGCAACAGTAGTAATCACTGGTCGCGATATTTCGTTGTCTTTCACAGGTGGAACAGACATCGAAGCGCAAGCAACCAGCGCAGTTTTAACAAAGGTCAATGAGCGTCAGGCTTATCAAACACTTGATGGCGTTGCTTATAAGACTACAGACATTTCAGGAACATTTGCATTATCAATGTTGGCTGATTGGGGCAAGGCAAACTCAGTTTGTGAGGCTCTATGGACAGCAGCAGAAACAGCTCCAGATACAGACATTTCAATTACTCTAACAGCTGCAACTGGCGCACAATTTGTGTTCCCAGTAAAGCCAGAGTTCCCAACAGCAGGTGGATCAGGAATTGATGCACAAACTGTTGATTTTGAATTTACAGTTTCAGGTGGAGCAGTAACAGAAACATTTAGTTAAGAAATAGAAACGGGAGCAAAAAATGAAGTTACCAATTACAATTGAATATAACTCAGGCGAGCAAGCCACTTATGTAGCCCAACCGCCTGAGTGGGCAAAGTGGGAAAAGACAACTGGTCATACCATAAGCCAAGCAAAAGAAAAACTTGGCATGTGGGATCTAATGTTTTTGGCTTATAACGCACATAAGCGAGAAGCAGCAGGAAAGCCAGTAAAAGGTTTTGAAGTATGGATGGAAACAGTATCCGATGTAATAGTCGGTGATGCAGACCCAAAAGTCATCCAGCAGGAAGCCTAAGCAGATTATTGGTTGAGTTGGCAATAGCCACACAAATTCCAATGAGTGAATGGGTTGATTCAGACGACATTTTAACAGCGATAGAAGTATTGGAGCAGAGGTATGGCAAATGAAACAATCGCCTACAATAAAAAAGACCTGCGCGATATTTACAAAGCTTTTAAACTTATGGATGACCAGGCTACTGATGAAGCACGCCGTCAATCTGCTGCTTTGGCGTATTTTGCATCTGAGGAAATTAAGCAAGCAGCTAGAGGTAGAACAAAGGTAGGCGC